GGCGTGCAGTACGCCAGTAATTCATCTAATCTACAGTATCCACCACAATGGGTAAGTAGATATGCTACAGCTGAACAAAGAAAACACATTGACTTGCACAAATTAATGAACCCGGAGACTGCAATATGAGAAAATTATTTTACTTACAATTGCTAGCAATTACTTTATTTGTTACAGCATGCTACATGTCCGGCGTGCAGTACGCCATTGAAGTGGAGTTGATATGAAAATTAAAGAAGCAATAGCTATTGTAGATGAATTAATAACTTGTGAAATGGATTGGTCTGATGATAAAAAAATGAAAGACGAACTACAAAAAGCATGGAATAAAATTCAAAAGGTTTGTGATGACAACAAGTAAACCAAACGGAACACTTACACCACAACAGCTGCAACGTATTCGTGTTGCACTAAAACGAAGAGGTAAACTTTGAGTAAAACAATAACATCTATATCAGAAGCTGTAAAAATTGTAGAAACCTTTATACAAGAAATGGCTGACGATAAACTAGATACTGGTGATAAAGAAAAGTTAGCAAAAGCTGAAAAGCAGTTTGCTCAACTAGAACACGCTATGCGTATAATCAAAAACCGACTATGAAACTTAATATATCAACAACAAATTGTCCTGTATGTGCAAAAAAAGGTATGACTATTCTTGCTGATACAGTAGATGGACAAATTATTTGTACGGTATGTCAAGAAGATGAGCTAGAAACATGAAAACTAACATATCAATTGAACTAACGAACGACGAACGAATGAACCTTGGACAAAAGTTCTATAACAAAAAACGCATGATAACGCGTGCCGACCTTAACCATATAGTTAAGAAATTTATAGGCGATGTCCTCGAAGCTACACCCCCCACCCCCAAACAGGTTGATGAAGACCCTTTGCTTGCCAAAGAATGGTCTAGTCTAACCCAACTAAAAAACTATTTAGAAAAAGAAACTCAAGTAGAAATATTAGAGTTTAATGGTTTTGAACTTATTGTGCAGGACAGTGAGTGTAAACACATATACACCCTGGGAGATCGTTTGTACAAAAAGAAAAAGGGCCTACAAAAGTAAGCCCTTTTTACACTTCATTGATACTAGGAGAAAATCAACTCCCAATAGTCTAAGTTATGTTTATGCTATTGTCTAGCTAAAATAACCTGTGACTGTAATTGTACCAGCAGCACCTGTAGCAGGGGCAACTTGTACATGAATATCAATAGTATCGTCTGCAGTAAACTCGATTGGCTCGATTGCGTCGTCATCTGCACTTAGTGCACTGAAGAGCTCGATACCACCAGCTTGACCAATAGTTGAACCATCTTTAATTGCAGCAGAGTTGGCACCAGTAGCAGTTGTGCTGTTACCGTAACCAATATCTAATACAACAGCTGGTGAACCGTTTGTGTCAATATCAGTAGATACTACTCTTAACGCGTGCAAAGTTTCCCCTGCGTATACGTTTAGAGCTTGTATTACATCGTTTAATGCTAAGACAGGAGTAGAAATAGTAGCTTTCCTTGTGAACATTTGTCCTTCAGGAAAACCTTTAAAAGCTGAGTTGCTTTCAACATTTCCACTTTTTCTTAAAGTAGCTATAGTAGCCATATAATCACCTTTAATATTAAAAGTTATATTTACGTATCACTTGCAAGTGTGATACCCTAATTCCCAAACATAAAGCATTTAGGATAAATGTCAACAGTCTAGGAGGACTAATATGTCAACATATGTAATGGTAAAACGGAACACCAAAAGTCCGTATATTTACCCAGATGAACATACCCCGTATATCCAATTTAAAAAAGTACGTTTAGCTACTGCCTTTAACATGGTGAACTCTCGCATAGGTTGGGAGCGTGCTAAAAAAGGTGATTATGAACGTTGGCAAAAACTAATGATACAACAAAGGAGATCTAGATGAATGTAATTACACTCGACTTCGAAACTTACTACGATACAGAACACAGCCTAACACATCTTAGTGCTGTGCAATACGTGCACTCACCCCTGTTTAAAGTGTGGGGAGTTGGTATAAAAATGAATGATGAACCTACCGAATGGTTTGGAGCTGAAGAATGTGCTGATGCTATTGCACAAATACAATGGGCTAAAGCTGCAGTCGTGTGTCACAACACCCTATTTGACGCGTACATACTTACCCAGTATTACAAAGTGTATCCTAAATATTACTACGACACAGCAGCCATGGCTCGTGGACTTGCACCCAATGAAAGTTCATCACTCAAAAATACCTGCGAGCGTATGTTTCCTAACGATAAAACCATGCGTAAAGGCGACGAACTTGTGAATGCCAAAGGTATCTTTGACTTACCACCTGATGTGGAAGACCAAATAGCTGGCTATTGTATACAAGACGTTGACTTAACCTATGCGTTGTACAACGTTATGCAACCTAATTACCCACAGTCAGAACTTGACCTTATAGATCTAACCTGTCGTATGTATGTAGAACCAAAAATATTTCTTAATCGTACATTACTGCAGGCCCATAAAGATGACATTGTTGCAAATACTGCACAACTCATACAGGACTCCGGGCTTACACGTGCACAACTAGCGTCTCAAAAACAATTTGCAGAACATTTAGAGTCACTCAATATCACAGTGCCAACCAAAAAATCCCAACGAACTGGAAAAATGATTCCTGCGTTTAGTAAAACAGATAAAGCTTACACTCAAATGTGTAATATGTATCCACAGTACAAACACATCTGGGATGCAAGAGAAGCTGTAAAGTCACGTATTGAAGAAACACGTGCTCAAAGACTACTAGACGGATGTAATCCTGACGGAACTCTTTCCGTGCCATTACGATACTATGCAGCACACACTGGTAGATTTGGTGGTACAGAAAAAATAAATTTACAAAACTTACCTCGCGGTTCCAAACTTCGTAATGCAATACAAGCTGGACCAGAAGAGATGTTGTATATTGCAGATTTATCAAACATTGAAGCTCGTATGCTTGCTTGGCTTGCAAAAGAACAAGATTTACTTGATTCATTTGCAGCAGGAGAAGACGTGTACAGTAACTTCGCGTCACAAATTTATAACCGACCAATTACAAAAGAAAACAAACTAGAAAGATATGTTGGTAAAACAGCAATACTTGGCTTGGGTTATGGTATGGGAGCAAACAAATACCAAGCAATACTTGCACAAGGTTCACCTGCCGTAGATGTAACACAAAGTACTGCCCTGGGTATTGTTGCACAGTACAGAGCAATGTATCCAAACATCCCCCAGCTTTGGAGTATAGGTAAACAACTATTGTTTTACATGCTAGACAGGACTAACCAAAGTTATTCTTATGGACCATTGTCCGTGGCTAGTAATGCACTCAAGTTGCCTAATGGTATGTATTTACAATACCCACACCTGCGATATAACAATGGTGAGTTTGTCTACGATTCAGGACGTAATGGTATTACACGCACGCATGGCCCGCGACTTGTAGAGAATATCGTACAAGCCCTAGCTCGTATAGTTATTACTGATCAAATGCTTGCTATACAAAACATTCCCGGGATCTCTGTTGTATTGACCGTACATGATGAAATCATTGCTCTTGGCTCAGATAAAAACGCTGATGAGACATTAGCAACAATAATGGCTATAATGAAACAACCACCAACTTGGTGTACAGAACTCCCTCTAGATGCTGAAGGAGCGTACAGCAAGATATACAATAAGTGAGGTAATTATGGAAACATTATTGGTAATAATATTTGTAGTAGTCCTTAGTAAAGTACTACTCAAAGCTTTATGTCCTTATCAGAATAAAGAGTTAGACGATAAATTAAAACAATATTGGAAAGACCTTAGAAACTATTTTGAAAAGTGAGCAATTTAGTACTCAGTCGCCGTAAAAAAGAAAGTATTGTTATACATATCCCGGAACTGGGTGAAGTCATTTGTACGTTTACAGTTACAAACTTAGGGCCCAAACAAGTAAAGCTTGCATTCGATGCAGAATCATATGTTAAGATAGACAGAAAAGAAATTTTTGATAAACAGGAGTAAAAATCATGGAGATAATCTTTCTCAAAGCTAAACAAAAGCTTGTCAAAGAAATAACAACTAACGAAACAAAACCCTATCCACTAGTAAAAAACTTTACCTCTGAACACTACAATATAGAACCTAACCAAGAAGGTTTTGATAAGTTTTATGAGTTGTTACAAACGCACGCAGCTGCAGGTCATGCATTACACAAAGGTGATCTGAAGAAAAAGTTAAAAAATGAATCACGTGCACTAATGACGGATCGTGCTGCAAGTACACAGTTATTAGTATTAGATTTAGACGGTATTACATTCCCTGGTGCTAAAAGTAAGTATAACACTTATGATATTCAAAATATTGCTGAAGCTTTTGTGCAATATCTCCCATCTAATTTTAGTAATGTAAGTTATATTGCACAAGCATCCGCGTCCCTGGGAATGAAAAGTAACAAAATATCAATGCACTTGTTCTTTTTACTTAATCATACTGTACAACCAAGGGCTCTAAAGGAGTGGTTTCGTACACTTAACTATGAAGTAGATATTCTTGCTGACCAACTTGTATTGTCTGCTAATGGTCAAAGTATTTCCTATCCACTTGATGTGAGCTTAGCTGACAACTCCAAACTTATTTATATTGCACCTCCTAAATTTACAGGTGTACAAGATCCAGTGACTGGAGACAGATTTGTAAAAATAGACCGTGGTTCACCAACTCTAGACATAAGTAATTTAATACGAGATGTAAACCCTGAAAAAGTTCACAGCTTGTCCACACAAATAAAAGACGGTTTACGTAAAAAAGCAGGACTTGTTAAGAAAAATGAAAAGATATCTACAGTAAATGTAAACGGAGTGTCTGAACAAGTACTTCAGAACCCTGATCGTATGAGTATAGAAATATGTCGTATCTCAGAACCTTACGTCAACTGTAATATCAATGGAGGCGACAGCGGAGCGTATTACTTTATTCTCACCAACCCACACTATATGTATAATTTCAAAGGTGAACCTATATTTGAAATTGAAAAAGCTGACCCAGAGTTTTATCAAACTATTTTCGATAAATACGCTGATAAAATTGATGGAACTAAGAATATCAAACCCATTGTTCTTCGTGATTTTTATACTGACACTTATTTTAATGGAGTTTTCGATAACACTAAGTCTCAGTTCACTGATGATTACCCACTAACGCCTACACAAAAAACGTCCCTGGAAGGTTTTATGCGTACGCACAACCGACCAATGCCTGACTTTATACCTGATGCACAAGTTGTATTTGATCCATCATCAGAAAAAGGTATACAAATGGAAACAGCCCCCTACCATGTCAACCTATACAGAAAGT